TGACCCTATAGCGACAACGGTTGAAGACTCTATTGGTGTTGCTGTTGACGAATATGTTTCCCCGCATACGATTAAACTTCTGCAAGAGCAGGGAGTTTATAAAGATGTGGAGTTTGGGACAGAAACGTATGGGGATAGCGGCTTAGACGCAGACCCTAATTTATCCCAAGAACCAGAGGACAAGGTTCGACTTACCAAATACTACGGCCTCGTTCCTAGATACTTATTAACCGATGAGTCTGATGACATTGAGATAGAAGCCCTTGAAGAAGAGATTGAGGCAGTTGTTCAGGACGGCGTTGAAGAAATAGTTGACGATGAAGTAGAAGTAGACGTAGACGTTGAAGTGGAAGAAAGCTATTACGTTGAAGCCTGTGTAGTGATTGTAAACCGAAGCACAATACTTAAAGCCCAAGAAAATCCGTACATGATGGGAGACAGACCTATCATTGCTTTCCCGTGGGATGTAGTCCCAGGAAGATTTTGGGGAAGGGGCGTTTGTGAAAAAGGCTATAACTCACAAAAGGCTTTGGATGCAGAGCTTAGAGCTAGGATTGATGCGTTGGCACTTACTAACTCCCCTATGGTTGCTATGGACGCGACCCGTATGCCTAGAGGAGCCAAGCCAGAAGTAAGGGCAGGGAAAATACTTTTAACTAATGGCGACCCAAGAGAAGTCTTGCAGCCATTTAATTTCGGTCAGGTTAATCAGATTACCTTTGCTCAAGCGGAGACTTTGCAAAGAATGGTACAGACTGCCACAGGAGCTATAGACTCCGCAGGAGTTCCAGGTTCTATCAATGGTGAAGCTACAGCCGCAGGGATAAGCATGAATTTAGGCTCCATTATAAAACGCCATAAGCGAACGCTTATTAACTTTCAGGACAGTTTCTTAATCCCTTTTGTTAAAGGGGCTGCGTGTCGTTATATGCAGTTTGATCCTGAAAACTATCCCGTTAATGATTATATCTTTGAGGTAACCTCTACGCTTGGCATTATTGCTAGGGAATATGAAGTTACCCAACTCGTTCAGTTGTTGCAGACAATGGGGCAGGACTCCCCAATGTATCCGATACTTGTTCAGTCTATCGTTGACAATATGCAATTACAAAATAGAGAGCAAATGATTAAGGCGATAGAAGAAGCTTCGCAACCTAATCCAGAAGCACAGGAAGCAGCACAAGTACAACAACAATCGCAGTTACAGTTTCAGCAATCTCAAACTAATGCGCTTAATGGTCAGGCAGCAGAATCTCAGGCTAGGGCTGGTAAGATTTCTGTGGAGACTAAGGCAGTGCCTGTTGAGCTTGAGAACGAAAGGCTTAAAGCAGTTTCTACTTCAATGAGGGCAGAAGGCGATTTAGAAAAAGATGAATTCCTCAGAAGGTCGAAGATAGCCGATACTTTGGTTGACGAGCAGAAGCTAGGTCTTGAGAGAGACAAGTTGGGTCTTGAAAGAGATAAAGCAGGGATTGAAAGAGAGAAGATTCGGCTAAATAATTAAACTATTCAATCAAATAACGGTATGATACTGTAGTTATGGACAATGAAGACGATAAATATGTCGATGCCATGTTTGAGATGTTTCGGACTAAAGGCTGGAAGATGTTAATCGAGGATTTGTCAAAGAACGAAAATAATATTAATTCAGTTAGGGATACGAAAGATAGCGAGGATTTAAACTTCCGAAAGGGTCAGTTAAATATTCTTGCCTCTCTTGTCTCGCTGGAAACTCAAGTTGAGAACATGGTCGATGAAAAAGATTTATGACTTTCGCTGTCTTAACGGACATTTGTTTGAAAGTTATGCAGAATCCGAAACTAAGTCCATGCCCTGTGAAATCTGCAATCAGGCTTCAACTAGAGTGGTTTCCTGCGCTGGCTTTATGCTTGATCCGATCAGTGGGGATTATCCTACTGCTACGAGAAAGTGGGCTAAAATGCGTCAGGAAAAAATTAAAGCAGAGCGAAGGGTAGCTAACTCATAGTCTTTCGCAACAAGATAGCCGATAGGTCTTGTAATAATCGAGGTTAATTATGGCAGCAAAACTTTTGAATAAGGAGTCTCAGGAAAAACAAGAGGAAACCGCACCGATTGAGGAGATAAACCAGAAAGAAGTAGGTACTCCTGAGTCAGAACCGGAATCCAGGTTTGCTTCAAAGTCACGCGAAGACTTAGAGAAAATGCTTGCAGATCAAGAAGTTATGATAGGTAGGCAATCTCAAGAGGTCAAAGATGCTAGGCATCAGATTGATTCGTACAAACAGGCAGACAGTTTTATCCAGGGGCAGCTTCAAGATCAAAAGCAAGCGGAGCCAAAAGAGGAGTTAGATTATTTCGGTGATCCTGAACGGGCAATTAAAAAGTCTATTGAAGATCATCCTGCTCTCAAACAAACCCGTGACGAGTTATTGCAGTTAAGGCAACAAAATGCTGCACAACAAATCATGGCTGCTCATCCTGATATGGTGCAAATCGTAAAGGATCAGAAGTTTGTAGACTGGGTATCTCAGGATAATACACGAATGAGGTTGTTTAACGAGGCGAATCAGAACTTAAACATCGAGAGTGCTAATTACATTTTTAATGAATGGAAACGCACTAATAATGTTCAGAGTGAGAAAGCTCCAGAACAATCCAGACGTTCCGAGTCTGTAAGAGCGGCTTCAACAGGCGGCGCAACAGGTAGCTCAGAACCCGTGAGTAAGAAGAAGTACAGGGCATCCGACATAAGAAGACTCAAAAAAGAAGACCCAAAAGCATACGCTGAAAGAAGTAACGAAATAATGAAAGCGTATCAAGAGGGTCGTGTTGTTCGTAATTAATTTTTGAGGAACTATTATGGCTACTTCAGTCTATCCAGCAACGGGTGGTTTTAGTGATACAACTACCCAAGCTAATTTTATCCCCGAACTATGGAGTGATGAAATTCGCGCAGCCTATGAAAAAAGGCTAGTAATGGCGGGTCTTATAAAAAGGCTCCCAATGGTAGGAAAAAAGGGCGATACCGTCCATATTCCTGCTCCAACTCGCGGCTCTGCTACAGCTAAAGCAGCAAAGACCGCTGTGACCGTTCAGGCGAATACTGAAAGCGAAGTGCAAGTTGTTATTAACAAGCACTACGAGTATTCAAAACTTATGGAAGATGTCGCGGAAATTCAGGCACTTGCTGACATGAGAGGTTTTTATACCGATGATGCTGGCTATGCCCTGGCAACTCAGACCGATGTAGACCTTCATAATGAAGGAAAGAACATTGGTGATGCTAGTGATAACTGGGTTGGGTCTGCTTCTTATTACACAGACGCAAGCTCTGGTTTAACTGCTTATGCTGTGGATACCGTTACAACTTCAGACCTCGTAACAGATGCGTCTTTTCGTGGGTTAATTAAACTCATGGATGACAATTCAGTGCCTTATGATGAAAGATATTTTGTTATTCCACCCTCATTAAGAAACACTCTGATGGGTATAGATCGTTATGTATCCTCTGACTTTGTTGATGGTCGCGGTGTCCAGAATGGCAAAATTGGAAATCTTTATGGCATAGACATTTATGTGACTGCTAACTGTACTGTAACTGAAACTGCTGCACAGAATTCTGCTGGTGGTGAGCTTAAAGCTGCAACCTTGTTCCACAAGGAAGCCTTTATTCTCGCTGAACAGCAAGATATTCGTTCACAGACTCAGTATAAGCAGGAATGGTTAGGTACGCTTTTTACTGCCGATACAATTTATGGCGTAAAAACTTACCGTCCTGATGCAGCGTTTAACATGATTGTTAATGCTTAGACTCCACTGATTCAAGGGGGTGTGCAAATGCCCCCTTAATTATTTTTTTTTAGGAGTGCATCATGGCTGTTATTGTTACAAAAAATAGCTCTACTGCGTCTGCGGTTCCTTCAAGCTCGGATTTAGTTCAGGGTGAGCTTGCTGTTAATGTAGCCGATAAACGCTTATTTACCGAAGATAACTCTGCCGCAATTATCGAAATTGGCACTGCTCCTTCCTCTGTTACTACGGGGGCGGTATCTGCTACCTCAGTCACTTCAACTGGGGCTATGCAAGGGACTGTTATCACTGCCACTACTAATTTTGCGGGGGCAATTACAGGGAATGTTACTGGGAATGTTACGGGCAACGTAACTGGAAATGTTACTGGGAATGTTACAGGCAATATTACGGGAACAGGCAGTTCAAGCCTTACAACTCTAGCAACTGGCGCTATAACAGCGTCCGGCACTGTTACCGCAAATGGTCAACTTGTTAATGCTAATGCTGCAATAACAGGCGGTGCAATAAATGGTGTGATTATTGGCGCTTCTTCTGCGGCAGCGATTACGGGTTCTGTTGTTACTGCATCTACTGGATTTGTGGGGGGATTAACAGGAAACGTAACGGGAAATTTGACGGGCAATGCAACTGGAAATTTAACGGGAGATGTCACAGGGAATGTTACGGGCAATGTTACGGCGGGAAGTGGTACAACAACCCTTCATAATCTTGCATTAACTGGCACTGTTGATTTTAACACCGCACGACTGACAGACATTGGTACACCGACAGCGGCAACTGATGCCGTTACAAAACAGTACGCTGACGATTTAATAACTAATTTAATTGCTGGCGCACCAGCGGCGCTTGATACGCTTAATGAGCTTGCTGCTGCAATGGATGATGACGCAGCATTTCACACTACTGTAACCAATTCTATTGCGCTAAAACTACCACTTGCGGGTGGTACTATGACGGGCGCTATTGCGATGGGAACGGCAAAGATAACAGGTCTTGGCGATCCAACTGCTGCCCAGGATGCTGCAACACGCGCATGGGTACTAACACAGACAGGTTCAGGTCTACCGACTTCTGGTGGAACAATGACGGGCGCTATCGCCATGTCCACCAACAAAATTACTGGATTAGGCGACCCGACCGCTGCTCAAGACGCAAGCACAAAGGCTTACACCGATTCGATTCTTGGAAGCGCAACATCTGCGGCCACTTCTGCTACTGCCGCAGCAACATCAGCTACCGCTAGTGCGACAAGCGCGACAGCTAGTGCGACTTCTGCTACAGCTAGTGCGACAAGTGCCACATCTTCGGCTTCAAGTGCGACTTCTGCGGCGAGTTCTTTGGATGATTTCACCGACCAATATCAAGGCGCACAGTCTAGCGACCCTGCGACAGACCCTGACGGTGACGCGCAAGTTGCGGGAAATCTCTACTTCAATACCACTTCAGATGATATGAAGGTTTACACAGGTTCGGCGTGGGCTGCTGTCGCTCCGACTGCTACAAGCGTGACCATCAGTCAGATAAGTGATTTGAACGCAAACCTAGATTCTTTTCTTGCTACGCCTTCATCAGCTAATTTAATTAGTGCGGTTACAGACGAGACAGGAACAGGTGCTTTAGTTTTTGCTACCTCTCCA